AGATGAAGGTTCAGCTATCACTTATGATACTGCACAAGAATCTTTTGTCGCTAGATATACGCATGAAACTATTGGTTTAGGATTCAGCATTACTGAAGAAGCAATGGAGGATAACCTCTATGTTTCAGTATCAGCTAGATATACTAAAGCATTAGCTAGAGCTATGTCTTATACAAAACAAGTGAAAGCAGCGTTTCCATTAAATAATGGATTCTCAACTACTTTCTCTTCTGGTGATGGTGTCGCTTTATTTAGCACAGCTCACCCACTTGTAAATGGTGGCACAAATAGTAATAGACCATCAACAGGTGCAGATTTAAATGAAACATCTTTAGAAGATGCAATCATTCAAATTGGCAAATATGTTGATGAAAGAGGTCTAAAAATTGCAGCAAAAGCTAGAAAGCTTATTATTCCTAGTGATTTACAGTTTGTAGCAACTAGATTGTTACAAAGTGATTACAGAGTAGGAACTGCTGACAATGACATAAATGCAGTAAAAACAAATGGTGTAATTCCAGAAGGTTTTTCAGTTAATCATTATTTAACTGATACTAATGCTTTCTTTATTACAACAGATGTTCCAGATGGAATGAAGCATTTTGTTAGAGCACCTATGACTACTACTATGGATGGAGACTTCGATAC